CTTGTCGTTCTGCTTCTTGATGATGTGCCCATGTTAGTTCTTTTAAATTCGCCATATTATCCGTTTTCTTCAACTTTTACTTGCAGGGGAAATCCATTGTTCCTACTAAGTGTAGTTGCTTCAGTTGCTTTTACTTCAGCGATTTCGTAAGAGTAAACTCCTACAATACCACTTCCTTCTGTATGTATCGTCATTGTTATTTCTTCGGCTGAAGCCTGGCTGTGTTTGAATACAGATATTAATAATGACACTACCCATTCCATTGGCGTTGCATCATCATTAAGAAATACTACCTTATACTTACTAGGTTTCTCAATTTTTTGTGTTATCTTTTCATCAAGTTGCACATCTGTCGACATTTTTCTTTCCTCTAATAAATGGGGGAGTTGTTACACTCCCCCAAGACTAGTTACTTCTCAGCAACTTCACCATCAATTGTAAGACCTTCATTGATCTTAATTTTCTTTGGTTGCAGTTCTTCAGGAACTTCACGCTTTAAATGAATGTTAAGCATACCTAGTTTAAGGCTTGCATCAACTACTTCAACGTGATCTGCAAGGGTAAACTCTCTACGGAAGTTGCGTCCTGCAATTCCTTTGTGTAGATAATTTACGTCTTCATCTCCTTGCGGAGTAGTACCTTCAATAGTAAGGATATTCTTTTCCTGTTCAATTGAAAGGTTGTCCATACCAAAACCAGCAACAGCCAACGAGATCATATACTCGTCTTCGTTTACTTGTGCAATGTTATATGGGGGATACCCGTTTCCGTTTGGACTGTTTGCAAACTGTCTTTCAAGTTCATTAAACATTCTATCAAAGCCAACTGTGGCTCTGTGGAAGTTAGGTAGGTCTAGAGTTGTTAGTCTTGTCATTTTTTTCTCCTTTATTAAGCAAGATTAAATTTAGCACCCTTTCGGCGTGCCAGTTAAATGTAGGAAGGAATCGATCTTTCCTACACATTTATTTATCATTGTAAAACCGCTACTATATCTTTTTCGACGATAGTTGTGTATTTTACATCTGATAATTCGTACGATTCACCTGTGCCTGGGTTGACTAATATTCTATCACCAACACTAACTTCAGGTACAATAAAGTTACCTTTATCATCGTGTGCTCCAGGACCAACAGCTAAAACCTCAGCTTCCATAATAGTATCGGGCTGAGATTTGGCGATAAAAATGCCGCCGGCTGTTTGCTCATCTGGGTCGTCTATCTTGATAATTATCTTATCAAGAATTGGTCTTAAGTTCATAATTACTCCTGTAAATTAAATTAATTATACTATAGTTTGAATTTAAAGTCAACTATAAAGAATGCAATATCCTTTTCAAAACTTTTGTTATAGTCAACTTCAACATATGGTACTACTGTAAATTTGTCACTTACTTTATACTCTAATCCTGTAAAGGTTTGTAAGTGACTGTAGCCTGCTTTACCTGAACTATAAGTTAGGTTGAATTGGGGCTCGAACGTAATAAACGGCTTGCCGCCAAAGACAGTAACGTTGTCTGGCTTTATGCCAAACTGTGGGCGATAACGAAACACGTTATCTTTGCTCTCTCTGATACGATGCTCAATACGATGATTGTACCATAACGCACCTGATCGAAAGCCTTTCATTTGCGCTCTAAACCAATGTTCTTCACGCTGTTCTTTTAGTACATTTCTGTACTCTAATCTGTAAGGTGTTCCAGTAAAGTCTTTCCTTACAATTATTTGTGACTCGTCTAAGTCGATGTTTTCTCTTATGCCTATAGTAAGTCCGCTGTCAGAATGTGTAACAAACGTATTAACTTCAACATAATCAAAATCCTCTGCTTGTGCAAAGGTTGCTGTTAATGACAGCATTATTAGTGTTATTATATATTTCATCTTACAAGTCTCCGTAGTTGTAGGCCCAAATGATAGGCCTACTTTAATTTTTATGTTTTAAATTATTAACAGCAATCCAGCGGTGCCAATTACTAATCCGCCCCATATGCCTAGTATGGTAATGTAATATCTTAACTTAGTTCCAAAGTACAGCATACCAATTGCTACGCACTTGTGCATAGGACTAATTAGATAGCCTACAAAGTCTACTGCAAAGAACCAAGGAAGATATTCTAAACCATATATACTTGCCATCAACACTGTGATAGCACCAAAGCGTGAACTACTTCCTAGTGCAAACGCACCTAAGAAACTAAACACACTAAGACCAATAAAGCCAAGTGGAGTATTAATATCCAATCCTGTACTTTCTAATCCTGTTTTAATTGCTTCTGTGTTAGAAACAGCAAAGTTAGCTAGAGCAATAATAAGAGCTACCCAGCCTATAAGTTTCCAGTCAACATAACCTAGTAACTTCTTAAAATCAAATGTTGCTGTACAAAACATGTAATACAATGTAAGCAATCCAAATGACCACATAAAGTCTACGCCACCTACAATAGCAACTACACCTGCAATGTATGGAAATACATAACGTGTGATACGACTTACTTTAATCTCTGTTCCGCAATCTTGTAATTGGATATCACTTTCTTTAACACCCCATATCAAGTAGCCAAGAATAAAAGCAATACTTACAGCAAGCAATGGCCACATCATACTCATAAATGCACCATAAGACAGTCCGAACGCCGCCATTGGCAAAATAACTGTTTTCTCTAGTGGCGACCAAAAGTAGTAGTGGTGTGTGCTTACATAATCAATTGGTCCAAACTTTTCTCGACCACAACACCCTTTATCGGGTGCAAGTGTGTCTAACATGCCAGCACTAACTGTAACACGACCTTTGATAGGTAGTAGTCCTGTTAACGCACTTACAATAGCAACTACCGCTTTCTTACTTTTTAAATTCTGTTCAAAGAAACAAAAGATGTCTTTGAACAAGTCGTTCTCTTTTATCATGCCTGCAATCATCATTACAAATACAATTAGAAAAAGATAAACTTGACCGCTATATAAAATACTTAGATCCATAATTAATTCCCTATTGTTTGCGACTCAAAAACTTGATTATGAGTCTGTGTACAACGAACAAATGTCGTGCATTTACTTAGATGCTTTAATTTTATAGCACCTGCATATGTGCAAGTTGATCTAATTCCGCCTAGTATATCTTGTAAAGTTATTCCTACAGATCCTCTATAAGGAATTAGTACTGTCCTGCCTTCGGAAGATCGATAATCTTTTAATCCTCCAAAATGTTTATCGTTAGCACTACGACTACTCATGCCGTAGAACTGTACAAATCGTTTTCTGTCAATGCCATCTTCCCAAGTTATTGATTGAGTTTGACCATCAAGGGATTGTTCATTACGAACCCACTCACCAGTCTTATAAAACTTTTCAATTACTTCTCCGCCGCCTTCATCGTGTCCGGCGAGCATGCCTCCAAGCATAACGAAGTCTGCGCCTCCTGCGAATGCCTTAGCAACGTCTCCAGGTGTGCTACATCCACCATCAGCGATGATATGTCCGCCCAGGCCATGAGCAGCATCAGCACACTCAATAACAGCACTAAGCTGAGGATAACCAACACCAGTTTGAATACGAGTCGTGCAAACGCTCCCAGGACCGATGCCCACTTTAACAATATCTGCTCCACTTAAAATTAACTCCTCTGTCATTTCTCCTGTAACTACATTACCTGCTATAATAACAACATTTGGGTAGTTCAGTCTAAAGCCACGTACAAATTCAACAAAACGTTGACTGTATCCGTTAGCGACATCAATACAAACATACTTTAGGCGATTGCCCACACGTTCGTAAACATCTTTAAACTTTATATAATCGTTATCTGTTATGCCAATACTCATTGCAACATAATCTGTGCGTTCTTGGTGGTCGTCAAAGTACTCTACAAGTTCATCTTCAGTGTATGTTTTTACAAGACAAGTCATTACTTCTCCTGTTGCAAGGTAGTCTGCCATTTCCATTGTACCAACACCGTCCATGTTGCTTGCAATGATAGGTACTCCTTTGTAATCTATGTCGTGAGCATTATCTGGAAAGTCTGATTTATAATTACGGAATGTAAATTCCCTAGATAAGTCTACTTCTTTACGTGAGCCTAATGTACTACGCTTAGGACGAATAAGTACATCTTTGTAGTCTAGTTTCGTGTCTTCTTCGATACGCATTACTTCACTTCTCCATAGTTAAATGATATTGAAAGTCTGTCACGGCGTGACGTGTTGCCTTGTACTGAGTGTTTAAGCCAACTAGGAAAGACATACAATGCGTTTGTCTTAGAAGCATAACTTGCTCTTGTACTTGTAAAGTATGTGTGTTTCTCTACATCAAGAGGCATGTGATAATCTGCATTATCGCTTCTTTCAAACTGTATGTTTCCTTGTGAAGGGTCTGCTTCAATGTAGTACACACCACTTAGTACACTGCCTACATGGTTGTGCAAATCATTGTAAGCACCCGGCGGGTTGATGTTAATCCAAACATTGTATAGTTCTAAAGGTTTAAGACCAACTTGGTTAGCACAAAAATTTACTTCTTCTGTGATAGTATCCATTAGTCTATCAAGTGCTTGAGACTCACCTGCTTTTAGATTAGGACTTTGGTATCCGCCATAGTTGCTTAGAACTTGTGTTGGTACTTCTTTCTTCAACTCGTAAGCATATGCTTTTAAGTCTTCGTTCTTACCAACATGAATCATTGAGCTCCATACAACACTAGGGAACCACAACTCTGTGTGCATCGCCATTCTAGAATCCTAAGTCGCTTTTTCTCTTAGCTAGGGCTTTCTTATGTCTATTAATTGCCGCTTTCTTTTTTCGATTACGTTTTTCGCAAGGTTTTTCGTAGTATTCTCTTTCACGTACTTCTTGAATAATACCTGCTTCTTGTACTTTCTTCTTAAAGATTCTAAGAGCTTTGGTTACATCACCGTTACGTACTTCTACAGTAAGACCTTTAGGTTGTTCTTTAGGTTTATTATCCCAACGCTTGTTGCTGTTGAAGTTGTTAAATTTATTATTTCTTGTCACTAAGTACTCCTTCCTTTAGTTGTTGTAAATCGTATATGCGATTCATACTTAATTTATTATACACTGTTTCGACCGCATTTGTCAACCAATAAGTTTTTGAATGCGATATAATATATGATGCAAGTTCTCGTACTTGAGCATCGCATTGATCGAGGTCCACAATAGTTTTATCACACATTTTAACTAAAGTAAGAAGCCAATCTAAATCATGGTCATGAGCAGGTTGTGAATAGATATACAAGTTGAAGTTTATATCCCAGTCTTGTATAATTGTTTGAAATTCTTCTTTAAGATCTGCACTTGGATATATTAACAATATGTTGGGGTCGCTATTGTGTAATATATCAGGCGGAGTAATTACTTTGATTTGAGGCATGTATTATTTTTTCAACCGTTTCCAAATAGTGTCGTCTGATTGTTCGCCGTTCTGCACGTACCCATCTTCGTCTGGTACCCACGGTAACTTATCAATCCTACCTTGTATATATAATGTTTTCCAACTCTTAAGGTTCTCATCTGGATTGGCTTGTTTCCATTCACGTTTGCGTTCGGCTATAGATGCATCTGCCTCAAGTGCATCTATGTGTTCACGTCTAGTTTGTTCTGCTTGTGATTGACCTGCTTTAAGTCTTAGGTCTTTTTTTTTAGATTCTTCTATTTCGTTTGCGAAGAAGAATGCGTTTTTTGTATCTGGATATTCTTTTGAGTCTTCAGCACTTTCAGCCATTGCCGTTGCGGCATCATCTACAGCACTTGGTAACTCTTCTTCAGCTTCAGCTTCTTCATGCTTTTGTGCTTTGTTGTTAAACAAGTCTACTGGATATTCTTCTTCTGGCTCAGGCTCAGGCTCAAACGTAGGAGGAACATTAGCAGCAATTACTTCTGCTCTCATTTGTTCGTAGTGTTTCCATTCATCGTTATCAGGTTTAGGCTTACGCTTTCTATTCCATTCAAACGTGTATTGGCTTGCTATTAGTAACAGTACTGCAAGAGGATCAAATACAAATATAATTGTAATAATAACCCAACGCACCGCTTCTTCTAATAAGTTTTTATCTGCTTGTTCGCCATAAACAAATTCAGCAATGTATTTAATAGGTCCTACTTCTGCTTCTAGTTTTCTGTACTCTGCTTGTAGCTCAAATTTTTCATCAGTAAGTATTTCTATTTCTGCATTTGCTGTTCGAACTCTTTCGAACTGTTCATCTAATAGCTCGTCAAGGTTAACATCGTCTGTACCTAACTTGCTTCTTAGTCTATTGATAAGTGTATTAGACTGTGCAATGTTATCGTCTGCAACAGTTCTTAGTCTTTTAATTTCTTCACGTGCGGCTACTACTGTAGGCGAGTTAGCAGACTCTTGTATCTTCTGTAACCATCCTGCACGTTCTATTTGTTTTTGGTCTTTCCAATCGCCAATTTTTTCTGCTGTCTTTTTGCCAAACACTCCGTCTGCACTTGCGCCGATTGTTTGTTGAGCTTTCTTAACTTCGCCATTGTCCACATAACCTTGAAGTGTGGCTATGTCTGTATCAATCTTATCTAGTTCATCTTGGTACAGTTGTGTTACGTTTGCAATAATTAAATTCTGCTCGTCAATAGCAGGTTGTATGCGATCGTATGCTGTGTCAATACGCTTTTGTTCTTTATCTATTTGATCTTGAATTTGTGAATCGTTATCAAATGTGCTTGATTCTAATTCTCTAATTTTATTTTCAGCACGGCCAACTTGTCCAATGTATCTTGCTATTTCATCTTCGATACGTTCTATTTGTGCAACACTTTCTTCGCCTGCACTTGTTTGTTCGATGTGTGCTTTAGATAGGAAACCAAAGATGCCCATGCTTGTTATAAGCATAAGGACAAACACCGCAGAGGCGAGATAAGTTCTCAGCCACCAAGCGGCTTTACTCCAATGTTTGTGTAGCCATACAGCGGTCACTAGTTTACCAACCTCTAGCACACCACCCATAATCATAATTGGGATAGCGGCGGCTGCGAATATTGCAACCAGTCCTGCTACAGAATAGTAAATTGCCACGGCCGATATAGCAAGGGCCGTGATTAGTGTTAGTATGCCTAGTAACATTGTATTTCCCTCTATGTATTTATCGTTATTTTCGGACAAAGTGCCACCTCACATCGTCGAGATGTTTCTTACATACAGTTTCTTCAAAGTGTCGTGAACGACCTTTAACAGTTACTTGACTATAAACTACTCTACAAAATCCTCTACCTTGTGGATAGCCGTGTACAGCCTTAACATGACCCATTGCATTACGTTCGTACCAACTAATAACCTTGCCGTAGTCGCTGTCTAACGCTGTATAAAAGGCGGCTGTTTGTTTTTGTTTCTGTTGCTTATCTAGTCCGTACTTGTTTGTAATATACAAGCCGTTTACAACATCAACCATAATGCTTGTGCCACCGGTTGGACTATTAACAGCAGGAACTTGTACAGCACTAGTCTGATAGGGCGTAGTTGTTGAACACGCCCCTAGACTAATTATTGTTGCCGTTAATATTAATGATCTCAGTGCTACCGTCAAGTTTCTCACAATACACTCCTCTAGTAGGAATTACTTTCCCGTTTCTAAATTCATTATACCAAAACTCTTTACAACCTGCATCAATTCCTGCACGTTGTATAGCAACCTGTTGTCCTGGACGATCAGTACAAGAGTGGGTTGCATTACCTGATACCTTTTCGCCATCCTTTAATTGGACAGTTTCATCAGTGTAACAGTATGGCGCCTTGTAGTCAAAGTAGGCGGGTGTTGTACACCCTGCACTACTAATTGCTACTATTGTCAGCAATAGATACTTGACCATTCTTTGCCTCCTGAATCAAACGATCAAAAGTTTCAAGTGGCATCTTAATTCTTACATACGTATGAACGTTGCCAGTAGATGCAAGTTGGTAAGACTTCTTCTTAACTTCAAGATGCTCTCTAATAACTGTGTCTTCAACAGAATGTTTTACATACGTTCTAGTTTTACGACTATTGTCGTTGATGTCTACTTCTGTAAAACTATTCACAGTACCGTTAATACGTTCTGCATAACCTTTCACAGCAAAAGTATATGCTTGTGATTCACTTGCTTGTTCGTATTGACTTTCGCCCATACCACATGCATACGCATAGTCAGTTTTCCAAAACAAGAAACCTTCTGAGCCAATTTGCTCACAATCTTCATACCACTTAGGGTTTGCTTTAGTTTCTCTTACGTCGATAGTAGTCATTGAACTACATGCTCCAAGTGTCAGGATGACGCCTGCGAATGTAGCCGCTTTCAACATATTATTCATATTAGCCTCCATTTAGCCTATTCATTATTAAGTTTATAGTATATGTTCAAGTTAAAAGAATGTCAACCACTTTTATGGCCAACGGTAAAAAATATGTTGTCCTATACGTCCAACCTGGTCTAAATCACTAATCCATTTTGGAGAAACATATGTTGCGTGATAGTGCGTAGCACCTTCTGTTATGCCTCTATATCTTCCTAGATACACAAGACGCTGTGCAATTTCTTGCGCTCGCATCCAACTGTCCAAGTCATGTGTTGCATCACTACGACCGTCACACCACCAACTAAATTGGCACTTGTGTCGAATAGGATTGTATATACGTTCGTTATCATGTAGATTAGAATACTGTTTAGTCTTCCAACTCTCTTTTACTGGACCTTGTTTTACTACTTCACAAATAGTATTAGGATATCGTGTATCTTGTACACGATTAAGAACTACATCTGCAACAGCATATTGGCCTGCAATATGATCTGCTCTTGCTTCGTGATAAATGTTTATTGCTAAACAGTACAATTCGGGCTCTTCACGCTCAGTAAACACTTCGCCTTCTATTGGTTGTTGAAATGTAGAGCCATGTGTTGCCGTTGTGAACAGAGCAATAAAAAATATACTCATTAAATGTTTCATGCTTATCTCCTCATCCTTGCAATTTCTTCTGCCTGCTTTGTGCCTCTCATTACAGGAACAGCATTTGATTTGTGCATTGTTGCAATGCCTACAATAAGATCACCTGTATACTTAGGTGTTTCTTTCTTAGTACCGCCTGAACAACCTCTATTAAATGTACCATTCTTAATTGCTTCTTCCATTGCAGAAGGAATCTTTGGTTCATCTCTACGCCAGCTTGTGTCCGGTGTGTACGTGCCTCTACTTTTTATAGGGGCTTTGTATTCACCACGAACATACGAAATGTAGTCGTCTAATGTTTCGTACTGTAATGAGTGATTGTTTGCTTGACGCATTGCTTTGTTGTGCTTACGCCATTCGACAGTATATCTTTCGATATCTTTTTGTGTGAGAGCTTTTTTCTTACGCTTCTTAGTACTGATGGTACTAAGACCTCTCGCTAGATGCATTGTCATATTGCCTACTCCGTGCCTATATTATAATAATATTATAGCAAAGAGTAGACGTTATGTCAACCTTTATTTTGTCATTTTAGCGACAGCGGCATCATAGTCTTCACGACTTACTACCCCTTCACGCAATAACTTATCTCTATTAACTAAATGTTTTGCTGCAATCTCTTCTTTGCTTCCACCGAAGTATGCTACAGCATGTCCTTCTTCAACAAGTATTTCAGTGACTCTTCTATCGTCAATAAGGAAGTCTCCAAGGATTCTTCCAAACTTTCCTTTCTTGTCTTCTCCGCTTCGATCAATTTCTGTTTTAAGTATTTGGATCGATCCAATTGGTAACATGTCTTTGAGTCTTGCTTTAGACGCTAGTCCAAATGTTTTCTCTACTGTATCTCTTGTTCTTGATTCAGGAGTATCAATTCCCATTATACGAACACGTTCTCTGTGCATCCATATACCAAATCCTAAATCGATATCTATATCAACAGTGTCTCCGTCTACTATACGTAACACCTTACATTTATATTCGTACATTTATTTGCCCTCTTAACTTAGTTTCTTTTTAATCCACATATAAATTGCATACACTACTAATAGATATGCTGTGGCTACTGTTACATCTATAATATGTTCTCGCATATGATAGATAAATTCTATACCTGCTTGTACATCGCCCTGACTTTCTACGTTTTCAGTAATGTTTATTGTCTTACCTTCGAACCCGTCAAACGCTCCATCTTCGATAATAATATCTGCTTCTGGAAAATCGTCCTCGCTAGTAGGCATCTCCACTGTTTGATTTATATCTGCCATTGTTTGCCCCTTGCCCTGTTATATACTAACATTATTTAGTCATAAAAAAAGAGTTGCAATTCAACAAAGCAACCCTTTTTAATTCAAATAGAACTTTGTGGTAAATTACAACTTAATGTTGAACCCTACTACAAATTCTCTATCTGTGCTATCAAAATCGGTATCCATCTTTTGAAGGATTTGAGCATTCAACTCAACGCTTTCGTTAATAGCTACTCTAGCACCAACAGCTGCATAGCTGTCCTGGTTGTTAAAGTCAAGGTAGTCACCTTCTAATGAGCTAACATCGTAGCCTACTTCAACATATGGTGTTACACCAAAAACAGGTGCTTCGATACCTACATATGGGCTTAATACTAATCTATCTTTAGCAAATGAATCACCAAAGTCATAGTGTGCTTCTGCAACACCATAAAGATTTAAATTAATTAATGTAAGATCAGCTCTTTTAGATAGATTCAATCTGTAATCATCTGTTGAGCCGTTGCTAATGAATTGTAAGCCAACATTAGCTACTGGGCCTGAAGTGCCCAGTGAGAACACATCAGCGCCATCTGCGAAGTCAGCGTGTGTTCCTGTTGCGTAGCCAAAAGATAAATCACCTTTTGAAGCCGTTACGCTTACACCAGTTTTGTCGAAGTCATCTGCAAAAGCTGGTAAAGCCATAAAGGTTGCTGCTACTATTGATAATAATAGTTTGTTCATATAATATTCCTTTTTATTATTGTCGCGTTTATATCATACGCAAAGATTATTTAGTAAATTAATCAAAATCAGTTTCCTATTTTTGGCTAACTAAAAAATATTGCTTTCGCATTCCCTGCTATAATCATAAAACACGTTATTATGTGGAGTACAATCCAAAAAGTACGGAATGCTAATGCTCTCCGTACTTCCTGTTGCGTAATTGGCAAAAACTCTGGTTTGTCATCATCGGTAACGCCTATTGGCATACCAACAGTTCGGGCCCAAAATTTAAGCCAACTTCTTTGTCCACTCATTACATTGAGTTCTTCTTTTCAATGATTTCTTTTCTGCGATCTTTAGTTAGTTTACCTAAGTCGCCAAGTGCCTTTCTAGCTCTTGTTGCTGCAGCCTTTACACCTTTCTCTTCGAAAGTTGCATGCTCTGCCAAGTAGTTGTTGTACGCTTGTACAATCTCTTCATGTGTCGCCATAATGCTCTCCTGTATTATAATTACAAATTTATTTAATAGATCTGCGTTTAAGGGGTGTTAAAAGTGGTTTAGCTAGGATCGGCAACATTTACGGTATCACTACCTGTTGCGGCATCACCACATGTAGCAAGGTCACCTGCATTAACAACAGCAACTCCGCCAATGAATACATTTTTAGAACCTGCTGTTATAGTTGGTCCGGCATGCTCGCCTGACCCGTGACCTTCTACACTGTCGCCGTTAACAATGACTAGTTTGCTATTTGCGAATACAGTTGATTGGCTTGGAATTAAATCTCCGCCTGCTGTATCATTGTCACGACTAATTCCAGGCATTAAGTTACAATACCTGTAGTTTGTTGGACATACTGTTTTGAAATTTCTTCAAGTGTTATGCCTACTGTCATTACGTTAGTATGCTTAAATGCCATTGACTGGTCATTTGCTGTACTAAACATAAATGGTGCTAGTGCAAGGCCTTGCTGGCCCATTACTATTGCAAATGGTTTCTTAAGTTTGTAACCTGTTTCAGATTCTTCTTCTAATCTACCAATTATTTCTTCACCAGTTGATAGCTTCATTGAAACTACGTCACCAATGCTGTGTGTTTTTTGAATCAACATTATAATGTATATCCTGTGCCATTGAAGTTGGTGTCTTCAATATATTTTAATAAATCTGTGTAGCCACCAATATTCTCACCATTGATTTGTATTTGTGGTACACTCCTTGCGCCTGGTACAGCCTCTAATAAATCTTCCAACTGTACGTCAGTGCCAATCATCTTTACTTCGTAGTTAATATGCATTGCATCTAACTTTGCTTTTGCTTTGTCACAAAACGGGCAGTTTGGTTTGCTCCATACTACAATATTTGTCATAAACTAAATCCTTTAAGTGACTCTTCACTTACATCTTGTTTAATACCGCCAATAACATAAGACTCTACTTCAGTCTCTTGTGGGGCTACCTGCAAGCCTGAACTACTCAACCAATGTGTAGTCCACGGTAATGGGTTAGTATTTACAGGTTGGTTAAAGATTGCATCTAATCCTAATGCTTTTAATCGTCTGTTAGCAATATACTCTACATACTGATTAAGTAGTGTTGCATTAAGTCCAATCATTGAACCATCTTTAAACAAGTACTCCGCCCATGCCTTTTCTTCTTCTACGCAAGTGCGCCACATTTCGTACACTTCTTCTTTACACTCTCTAGCAATCTTAACCATTTGTGGATCGTCTTTGCCATTGCTCCAGTTCTTAAGAACGTGTGTGCTAAGTGCTAAGTGTTGTGCTTCGTCACGTGCAATTAATGAAATAATCTTTGCAGAACCTTCCATTAGTTTTAGTTCGCCAAAGCCAAACGTACATGCAAAGGATACATAAAAGCGAAGTCCTTCTAGGATATTTACATTCATCATAGCCAAGTAAAGTTTCTTTTTGACATCTAGCATACTACCTTCGCCACGATGATTGTAAGCGTCTGCCGCTTGTGTAAATGCATCGTAGTTCTTAGTAACAGCTTCTGCACGTTTAAGAATCTCTTTGTCGTCCAAGATAGTATCAAATACTTCACTTGGATCAGCGTACACATTTTTCATAATATGTGTATACGAACGTGAATGGATTGTTTCAAAGAAGTCCCAAGTAACAATACAACCTTCTAGTTCTGGTAAGGATACGTGTGGCAAAAATGCTAAACACGGACCACGTCCTTGTACACTATCAAGTAATGTTTGATACTTTAAGTTTGCTGTAAAGATATGCTTCTGCTCAGGGCGGAAGTTAGCATAGTCTGCTCTATCTTTCTGCAATGAAACTTCTTCTGGACGCCAAAAATATCCAAGCATCGTTTGGTTTAATTTATCAAACACAGGAAACTTAAATGTATCATATCTCTGCGTGTTCATATCTGCTCCGAAGAACATGTTTTGTTTTGTAAAGTCAACTTTATCAGTGTTGAATACTGTTTTCGCCATTTTAAACTTTCCTTATCCTATGTGTAGCAATGCTACTATCTTTTATTCTATTTGTCAAGAATTAAATTGCACATGCTTCACATTCTTCTTCGTCTATGTCTTGGGTGCCGATTGGTAATTCTACTTTTGCTTCTTCATCTTCCAGTTCACTTGGATCTGTTTTGTAATCATAAGTGTTCTGATAGTAACTAGTTTTCCATCCTAACTTGTAGGTGTTTAGTAAGTCACCAATCATAACACTCATAGGCACTTCATTATTTTCAAAGTGCGTAGGGTTATAACTCCAGTTGCCGCTTATAGCTTGGTCAAAGAACTTCTGCATCACAGCAACAATATTTATATATCCTGTGTTGTTAGGCATATCCCATAACAAGCTGTAGTGGTTCTTTAGAGTTTGGTATTGGGGAACAATCTGTTTAAGAGGCCCCTTCTTCGATTTTTTAGTGGACAAGTAGCCTCTAGGTGGTTCGATGCCGTTTGTGGCGTTTGACACAACGCTGCTACTCTCCGATGGCATCTGTGCGGACAATGTCGAGTGTCTAAGTCCGTGTTCCTGTATGTTAGAACGTAGGCTATCCCAATCATAATTTAACTTTCCTTCTACTACATTATCGACATCTTTCTTGTAAGTATCAATAGGAAGAATGCCGTCGGAGTATTTAGTACGGTTAAAGTAATCACATGGTCCTCGCTCCTGCGCTAAAGTGTTGCTGGCTTTAAGCAAGTAATACTGAAACGCTTCTGATAAGTCATGTACTAGTTTCCATGCTTCTTTATCAGAATACTTAACATGATTCTTTGCAAGGTAATGTGCTAGTCCAATATAACCTACACCTAAACTACGCCTTGCTTTTGTGCTAATCTCAGCCGCTTTAATTGGATACTTTTGATAATCAATAATTTCTTCTAATGCTCTAACAGCCAACTCACATAGTTCTTCTAAGTCATCTAAGTTTCTTAGTGTGCCTACGTTAATAGCACTTAAAATACACAATGCAATTTCACCTTCTGGGTCATCAATATGATTAAGTGGCTTCGTTGGCAATGTAATCTCTTGACACAAGTTACTCATGTAAACTGTATCTTTAAACGAGCTGTGTGTGTTAGCATGGTCTACATTCATAATGTAGATACGTCCTGTTTCTGCACGTTCCTTTACTAATGCACTAAACAATTCCATTGCAGGAATAGTTTTCTTTTTAATGCTTGTAGCACGTTCATATTTTTCATAAAGCTCTTTAAACTTATCTGCATCTCCAAAATATGCTTCATACAAGCCCGGAACATCGTGCGGCGAGAAAAGAGTAATATCACCACCAGATAACAATCTTTCATACATTGTTTTGTTTAACTGTATGCTGTAATCTAACTTACGTACTCTGTTGTCTTCTGTGCCTTTGTTGTTCTTTAGTACAAGGATGTCTTCAATCTCTTGATGCCAAAACGGGAAGTGTGTAGTAGCACTACCGCCACGTACCCCATTTTGTGTACAACAACGTACTGTGCTTTCAAACTTCTTTAGGAAAGGAATGATACCAGTGTGCGCCACTTCGCCGCCACGTATCTTTGCGTTGACCCCGCGTATTCTTCCAGCATTGATGCCAATGCCTGCACGTTGAGCTGTATAGCGGCCAATAGCCATATCACTAGCAAAAATGCTGTCAAGAGTGTCATCACTATCAACAAGAACACAACTTGCAAACTGTCGAACAGGGGTCCTGACACCTGCCATAACTGGGGTTGGAATATTGATTTTAAAAAGTGAGGTCGCATCGTAGTATCTCCTTACGTAGTGCATACGTGTTTCTGCTGGATAATTAGCAAACAATGTTGCCGCAATCATCATATACATAAACTGAGGAGTTTCAAATATTTGTCCATTAGAACGATCCTGGCAAAGGTATTTGTCAACTACTTGGCGTAGTCCTGCATAGGTAAAGTTTTCATCACGCTTATGTCTTATATAACTGTCAAGTGTAGCAATTTCATCTGCTGTATACTTTTCAAGTATCTCAGGATCATATACGTTACGCTTAATGTTAAGTTCAATGTTTTTCTGTAGTGTAATTGCTGTGTACTCGCCAAATACATCTTTGTTTACACCATAACTTAATAGTCTTGCTGCGGCATACTGATAGTTTGGATTGTCCAAACTAATTAAATCATTAGCACTTCTTACTAAAATTTCTTGTATGTCACTTGTTGGCATACCATCATAAAATTGTAAGTTAGCATTCATTTCAATTTGACTACTACTCACGCCGGCTAAACCTTCACAAGCAAATTCTACTACCTTGTGTATTTTATCAATGTTGATGTGTTCTTTTTTGCCGGATCGTTTTACGATCTGAATCCCGTTGGACATATTGTTCTCCTCTATCATTCCTATTAAGTTTTATATTTATTGCAACCCAGACATGTGGTACTCACGTTGCGAAATTATTGTTTCAGGAAGATCAGACTTGGCTATATGAGTGTCTGGTTCATAGCCAATTATCCTATCTTCGATTAGTAGCAGATAGTAAGTTTCGTTGTCTTCTCTATCTATACAGATATGTATCTCTACAGGTACCTGTTTAAAGCGGTCTGTTAACTGTAGCGAATAACACATTCCTAATACAGTACAAAAGGAACAGTACTGATTTTCTAAAATCAGTTCCCAAGGTTGAGGCCATATTTTTTGATCCCAAGGGTCAGTATGAATACTAACTTGAGGCACACTTTCATACGTGTCGATTGTGTACTGTAGGGGATCTGGATGGCTTTCTAACTCTGTCCTAAAGTCATGCCAGGCCTGGAGTCTTACTGAATATTTTTCACCAAACATTAAAGTTAACTTCGTGTACGTATTTTAAAAGTTAAATTTCCTGAGTCTAATTGGTTAGTATATTTCACTTGAGCACTCCATGCCGTTTCTAACTGGTTTAATGTTGCACTAAATTGCAGGCTTTGGCCTAAACTATCTAGTCCGCTAATATCATAATCATCCATAACGCTTACGCTATTGTTCTCTCTATTTACAAATACAGTTAAAGTACCTGATCTAGAAAACACAATGCCAGCTCTGTCTGTCTTATACCAGTAGTCAATGTCAAATGACTTACTTGTATCAGCGGGCAACCTAAACAAGAGTTGAGGTGTACCTATTTGGCTTAGTTCAACTTGCTCAGTATATTCGTGTTCATAGAACGCGGGTCCTTCAACCTCAGGTATATATGGTTTACTAACTATATACGCCTGATTAATACTAAGATTATACGTTCTATCGAACTCATTGTCAACTGAAATATTGCCTGATTCGCCAAATTTTATTATACTATGAGCAACAGTTAATTCGCTACCGCCGTTATTGCCCACACTAGGACCAAATCTATTATTGATACTAGAGTTACGTGTGCCATTTGCAATGTGTATTGCTTGTTGCTCAACGTTTTCAAAATAACATTCTCTAATGTTATTGTCGGTAGCATTTGCTTGACCAATAGTAGGTGTAACACCTAGCTCAATGGCCTTTGTAATGTTATAGAACTTACATGCGTCTATTTCATTACGTGAAATATTATGATCACTAACTATTGCTTTACCAATGTTTACAAACTCACAATCAACGAATCTATTAAATTCAGATCTTACAGCATCACTCTTGCTTCTAATTAATACAGCAGGATTAGTTGAAGATGTTGCTAGTTTGTTTGCTTGGAATTGCATGTTTACAAAACGGCTGTCACGACAACTATTAAGTTGTAGTAGTGTACCATCATTGCTTTCTGATTGTAGTGTACAGTCTCTAAATTCTATGTATTGCGAACTGTTTGCATATGTTATTGTTGGATCGCCATATACTATAGCATTGGCTACAACACCGTCATACGTAGAGTCTTTAGAAATAGTTTGGAACATAGTAAAGTCACCTGTCTTTATAAAGATAGTTTTGTCTTTACCTGCTCCTGCAATAGTTGCAAAAGGTGGAATATTAATTGTAGAACTAATTCTATAAGTTCCTGGCTCTACATGTAATATTACTCTGCTCTGTGGATTAGTTTTTGTAGTAGGGTTTAAGTAAAGTTCGTACAGTGCCTTTTGTAATGATGCAGTAATGTCTGATCCATCACCTGCACAACCAAACGAACGAACACTTACGATGTCATCTAGTCTTGCATTAAGTGTACGCTCAACAGCAATACCTTCACCGGTATCAATTGCGCCTTTCTTGTATGCATATGTGCCTACAAGTTCGAATATGTCATCATGTTCTGTTAGTATCTTTGAATTACCAACAGCAGGAGCACCTTCAGCTACGGAACCGTTACCAATGTAAAGTTCTTGTGCGTCAACCGCCCAGCCAAATTCACCGCCAGCAAGTTGCGGGATACCTGATCCTTGATTTGCTTGTCCCCTACGGACTTGTATACGACTGATTTGTACTACGGCCACTGCGCTCTCCTAAGTTGCTTTCTATAATGTATTTATGCTTGTTTCTCATAATACATTTCGCAACGCTTCCACCACTCCTGCGCCCAGTCATCAAACTCGTCTGGCCATATATCAAACTGTTGATATTCTAGATCACGTGAACACATAAAGATATGTCCTTCACGTATATTTGTGCCATGTACTTCGTTGTGTGCTAGAGCATACGCTGTTAACTGTAGATAGTAGTCATATACCCACTCAGGTTTCTTAGGTTTGTTAGTTTGTTTGAAGTCCATTATACATGGCTGTCCTTTGTACTGTCCTACTAAGTCAGTTGTTCCTGCATAGATACCAGGTACATATAAAGGAACTTCACTTCCCCATATCTCGTCTACATCGCCCATTGCTTCTTCGCGTATTTTAGTTGCCATTGCATGTGCTTTTTGTGCATATGGATTACTACCGCAAGTAGGCCATTCGCCAAACTCTATATAGTCTTCAAGGTATTTGTGCATACGTGTACCCACGCCTGCAGCTTCGGTTACAATCTCTTGTGCTTTCTTTTCGCCTACACGTTTGCGCCAAGCAATCAAATGTGATTTATCTTTTGTTGCATCTAAGATAGTTGTTACACTTGCTACTGGTACACCGCCAGGTGCGGCATACTTACGTTTGCCGTTAACTTCAACTCGCTTGAGTCGTTCGTATTTGTATTTCTCGATGATTAGTGACATATAATATATAGGTTCCTTTAGTGTATTGTACTACAATAACTATGGAAAGTCAACCTATAAGTCGCTTAGGTTAGTTGCTCTTTTTGCCATGGCGCCAACTGTGTCAGCATTGCTAGGCTCAGTGCTACCTACTTGATCCATTGAGCTATCATTAATAGTTACCCCTTGTGGGTCAAACTTAACTAGCTTTTGGAGTTGTGGATTTGAATCGTATGTTTCTTTGAATGTGTTATAATCAAACTGTGGAACGCCTGCTTTTTTCATATAGCCGTTGAGTTTATCCCAACTAACAGTTGTTCCAGGTTTAATTGTTTTGATAATTTGTACTAGCGTACCAGATTCGTCTAATGCTTCAGCTATTTGAGCTTTTTTTTTGAACGCTCAACACTTTCACGCTTTTCACGACCAGCTTCATCTTCTCCGCCTGCCGCAGCATCGTCTGCACCAAAGTCATCGCCCATGTCCATGTCCATGTCGTCTGCTGGTGCTTCCGCATCCATGTCGTCTGTTGGTTCCATGTCACCCATGTCACCCATATCGCCTAGCTCGTCGCCCATAGGCTCTTCAGCGCCGCCTTCACCTGTAAGCATACCTACACCGTTTGTAAGTGCAGAACGTGTAGTTTCCATTACTTCGTACATTTGCTCTAGTGCTGGCTTAATAGTGTTAGTGAATGACTCAGCTTGCTCACTACCCATCTCGTCTCTAATAGCATCTGCTAGTTCAAGCATTGATTCTGTTTGCATTTCTGCTGTGTCTTCCATCCAACCCGTTACACGGTCTACCATGTCTTTGGCTGCCATTACTAATTCTGCTTTATCTTCTTCGCCTTCAGTAATAGTTGCTTCAAGTACAGGCTCATCAATATCAGATCTTTCACCAATTTCAGCATTAAGAACATCTAGGAAAAGTTTTGATTTTTGATATGCTGGTGTTTGTGTTGCGTTGAAACTTTCTTTTGTTTCTACTTGACTAAGTGTTGTTCTTAGTTTGTTTTGAGCATCTTGTAGTTGCACAAGTGTAAATTCTTCTAAGTTTAGACGCTGGCCAAACTTCTTTGCTAGGCTCTCATTAAGTGCCTTAGCTGTAATTGGTTTTGATATTTCTCTTATATTCATTGTTCAACTTTCCTATGTGTTGTTCTTTGTATATTTATTTATCATCTAGCACAGGATTAGTTCATCCAGTTGCGACTTTACGTCTTGTGCTATACTATAACTTATGTCAAATCTAGTAGATAAAACATCATATTTGATTTCGTCTTCAGTAACTTTCATACTGTGATTGTAAAATACACAATCTTGATAGTGTTTGCTTAGTACATCATCTAGCCTGTTTATAGTTGCACTTAGATATGAGTCATTTGACGCATTTACTTTGGCAAATGCTATTGCACTAGTCTTTGCAAAGAACTTTCCTGCTTGGACATTTTCTTTGCTGTCATATACTAACCATGCACCGGCACGTTTACTATATCTTACAATGTAGTTCTTAATACGTATACTGTTACCATTCACTACAGGTAGTGGATAATCTTGTATCTTGCTGTTTATTAAACTTTCAAGTCTATTAGCTAGTTCCGAATTCATTTTGCACCACCATTACAATATTGTCTTTCAGTATTTTACTTACTAGACTTTTCCTTATTAAGTTATCAATTATGACTTGTTCTCTAGGAGAAAAGCCTTGTAGGGGTTGCACAGGGTTTACTTTTTCTAATACCTCTGCTTCCTCATTCGAAATAGCTATACTAAAGCTATTAATTAACTCGTTTAGTTTCATTGTCCTGGTGTTGCGAAAACCTTGTCGCCTCTTTTAACAGTTGTTGCTGGATTGGTTTTCGTGCCCGGTTGGGGCTTTTTGTTTATAGTGACTTTTTTAGTCTTAGGATCTTTTTGTAGTGCTGATGGATTCTTTTTAAGATCAATAATAGTTTTAGTGCCGTCCATATTATCTACCTCTGCACTTTGTCCTGGCTTGAGGTTTTTAATAATTGCAGGCTTAGATCCTTGCATTTCTGTAATTTCATTAATTTTCATTTTATATCCTCTTGGCCTTAGACTGTTTACGTCTAGTTCTTATACCCTTGTTTACTTTAGGTAATCTGCTTGATGCAGGGTTTGCTCTTTTTGTTCTTGCTATCTTAACCGCTTGTCGTTTTGCTCCAGCACGTTTTACTTTCTTAAGAGTAGTTGCTTTCTTAATACTCTTTGGTGCTGTGCATGTTGCCATCTTTGCAACAATACGTCCTTTACGTGGACCACTGTTGCATCTGTACTTACGAACATTCTTTCCGCCTTTACGGCCGTAAATGCTAGTTGCTCCTTCTTCTATTGAAGTTGTTTCTGTCAACTCTCTTAAGTACATTATAATCTCTTTGGTCTACTTGCTTTATTAAGAGCTGCTACTCTGCGACTTGCTGAACTTACTCTTTTAGTCTTACGTGCCTTACGTGCCATTTTAGCACCAAGCCTTGCTTTAGTAACTTTAAGTTTTAAACGTTTCTTCATGTCAGGCTTTGCAAAACACTGAGCAATATTAGAAACAATACGTCCATGTCGTCTGCCGCCAGCACATCTAAACTTACGAACAACTTTGTTGCCACGTTTAGCCCAAGCCATTTTAGCTTCTTCTAGATCGTCAAGCGGTAAGGTAATCTCTCTTAATAACATATAGTTATTTATCGGATTAATTAACGTTTAATAAAATTACGATTATTGTGGAAAGTAAACCAGCAACGATTGTGCCAGCTGTGCCAACAAGCACTTTAGTCATAGACTTTTGCCCATCGGTGATATCTTTATGAATGTGTTCTACTTTGGTTTCTATTTTAGTAAGACGTGCTTCAAGTTGTTCATATCTTTCTTGACATAAATCAACGTGTGCTTCTAGGTTTTTCTTTTCTAGGCTGGTGGCCATCTATTATCTCCGTATATCCTGCTCAAGGATTTTGTTAAGTAAACTCGTAGTTAGCCTTAAAATAGATGCCTGTTTGTTTTGTTGTATACTTTTGTTGTATACTTTTATTTATCATATCTGTTCAAAATATATGTTCTTATACTTCTTATTAGTTGATTGAAAAATGGAATTATCAAGCTCTACAGATTCACTCAACCCACGTATAAAGGGCACTAAATTAAAGTCTTCTTTTAACATAGGTACTTCTAAACTTCCTTCACGTTCTATTTCAAACTCAATTGTCCAAACTTTTTGTTCACCTGTGTAAGTTGAGCCAAAGTATTTTGTAGACTCTATTTCTTCTGTAACAACAACAGATAATGGATTACTACGCAACCCTAGTGTATTAACTACTGTCATATAGTTTTGGTGTTGATTGTACATGTATCTATCCTCAGTTCTACGAGCATAGGTTGGTGTAATATCTACTAAAGTTTTTAATATAAAACGCATGTTAATACTTATAGCCATAAAAAAAGGCCCACTTAAAAAGTGAGCCTTTTGATGTGACGCCTTTATAACATCACGGTTCCTAAAGGTAGCTAGGAATTCTTATGCTAAGTCGCCTGCTGTTAGTGTGATAGCTGCTACAGTTGATGTTACACCTGTTGCTGTATCTACTAATGCTTTAACAGCTGCTGCTACGTCTGTGTCAGTGTTAGCTGAAACATATGCGTTTGCTGTTGCTGAGTCAACCATTACACATACAATGTTGTTAGCTCTTTCGCCAACGTGTACAACGCTCATTTGTGTTTGAATTGCACTAATTGCTTTTGAAAGGTTACCTTGTGTAAAAGCTGCTACGCCGTCTACAGATGCTGTATCTGCTGTTGCTACGTTTGTTCCTGTAATCTTAAGGATGATTGGATCATATCCATAAAAACTACCTGCGGTTGTTAAACCATTTACTTTTGCTTGTGTTGCCATTTTATTTCTCCTTTAAATATAATATCTAATGACACGCTCCGAGCTCCTCGGAGTGCTTATTATTATTTATCTTTTTTTATAAAAAATGTTGATTATGAGCCTTTTTTGGCTCTTTGATGGAGTAATTTAAGCATTTGAACATATCCTGGGCCTGCTGTAACGATATCATCCAGCATTTCTAGTGCAGGAACAAAGCCTTTTACCATTGTGCTAGGTACGCTTTTGCCAGCAAGTGCTAGTTCTAAGAACTTTTTAGTGAGCATCATATTACGTTGACCTACAATCATTCTATACAGAGCTAGGTCTCTTGCTTCGACACGCTTTTCAATGCGGTCAAATGCGCCTTCATCTAGCTCTTCTAGATCGTTAAAAACTAATTGTAGTTCTTCTAACTTACCGAGTAACTCAGCTGACTCTTTGTCAGGCTGTATCTCAGTATTGTTTTCCAATGCTCTAAGAAAGTCCATTACTTCTTCTTGCGTAAGATATTAAGAATGCTGATTAACCCTGCTGAGTCTTGAATTTTCTGTTGAAGTTGTAGTTTTTGTTGTGGCTTACCTGTTGGGCTCTTAAGTGCTTTAAGTATTGCTACAGCTTCAGGACGTTCAACTCTAATCTTCTCGTTGTCTGAAGTTACAACACTTCTTACAGGATTTTTAATATCGTCGTCTTCTTCTGAATCTTCAATTCTCATAAGCTGGACTTGCATAGGCTCACCTTTAAGTTTGACCGCTACACTATCATCGTCTTTGTCTAATTCTGATCCATGCGGATCAAGACCTGGACGGTAATCCATATCAAAGTCTGCTTCTAAAATTAATTCATTAATTTTCATTTTATTTTTCCTTTTAGTTTGGTTGCCACCTAGTTCGTGGAACCAGTTTTATTTTTGACTTTTGAGCAACGTAACCTTCGCCGCCTTGCTCATCGCCTGTCGATGCTTTGATATCTGCATCTGCTCCGTCTAGTTGTGTAATGACATCATCCTTTGCAATCATTATTTGTTTTACTAAACTAAAGATTGCTGGCAATGCCTCTGGATTGCTTTCATTCATTGCCGCTAGTTTTGCCTGTTGTCCTTGACTAACTTTGCTTGTTTTAAGCCAATCAAAAAATCCGTTTTCTATATTATCTATTTGTCGTGTGCGAGTCATATGATTCATATAGGTGTAAATGATTTGTGCTGGATTACTTAATCCCTGTGTACCCGCTAAGAACTTATCTATGTGGCCTGCATGGGCATTTACTTGCTTACGTATTTTATCTGTTTCTTTTGTATTAACTTCAGGTTGATGTGAAACATATGTTTGTCCTAGCACAACAACATCTTTATTATTTAATTCGCCTGTTTGTTGTATAGGTTGTCCTGCTTTGTCGCCAAATTCATCGTAACGTGTGTGTACAGTAACACCTACTTTACTTTGTGCAATACGTTTGCCTATGTCACTGTTTGCATCTACAGTATATGTAACTTTGTTAGGTGTAAATTGTATTTTGCCGTCGTTAATTATATACGGCTTACCAGGATAATATAATAAATCACCATACACATATTGATTTACACTTGGCGGAGTTGCATTCTTAAGTACATTAAAAATTGTACCCATATCATTACCAAACTTTTCGCGCCACTCTTCACCTTTACCTGAGTTCTTAATAAAGTTAGCAAGGTCTTCTGCACTCTTACTTTTGTTTCTGCCCCAGCCGTTTTTACCTACCATTACAAATGTTCCGTCATTTTCTCTACCCCAATAGATAGTAGGATTACCGTCCCATTTGATTGCAACATCTGAACTATCAGTTCCTAAGTTGTCTAGTACGTCAGCGGCTTTAAGTGCGCCTTGAGACCCGTTAACAAATACAAGGTCTTCCAAGTGCTGATATTCTCTACCAACTTTGGCCGCTTCTGTTAACGTATGTCTAAACTCTGTAAATCTCATCGCGGAAGTAACTCTTTTAATCTACGTAGTTGTTTTTCACCTAATGTTTCTACAGCTACTTTTGATTTCTTCCATGGTGTGTCAGCAAACTCGTTTTGTTCTTGCTTGTCTACTAGGTCTTTAGCCCTAGGACTTTTAGCAACCATTGCTTCAACTGATGCTAAGTCTTTTGCTTTGGCATCACCACCTAAAAGTATCTTGGCAATTTCATCTAAGTTATTAGATATCATAGCATCATCTCTACGATCTAATAATCCTTTGTATGCACTCCACTTCATGCCTTCTGGATGATTTTCATTCTTTGTATTCTTTGCTAGGTCTGCAATTAGTATTTGCTTGTGTACACCTTTATACGGTGAACCTTTTGGTATGTCATGAACGTGAAACTTTTGTGCTGTGTCGCCATTGGCAACAACCATTATGTCAACTTGCTGTGCTGCTTTGCCTGCTGTTGTTTTAACATGGACACTTGTTCCGCTACGTTTTGTTTCATATCCTGCTTGTTGAAATAACTTTTCTAATTCTATTCTTGCATCTTTAGGAGTTGTAACATTAAAATGCTTAAACAATGCTCCAGCGTCAATAATCATATCAAGGTCGCCGCTTATCTTACCTGGTGTAGGTGATGCTCCTGATCCAATTGGTAATGCTTTGGCACCTGTTTTAGTTGTTACAGAGTTAATTTGTTTCATCATAGCAGGTATTATCTTATGATCAAACGGTTCTGTACCTTGGAATATGTTTCCACCTTCATTCAGTATCATTATTTTTTCCTTCAATAATTCTTGATATGCTTCTTTTAAACTTTCTAGGGTCGCCAGATCTAATACTATTAAGAAAACGTCTTTCTAATTCAGCGGCATTGTCTTGATCGTAAACACGGTGAATCATATTAAGCAAATTAATAGAGCTTTCAATTATGTTACTTGCCGTTGCTTCAATTAGAAGGTCATCATTCTTAGGTTTACCTAAGTTATTAAGTTCTTCTAGTATGCTTCGTGTTTTCTTACGCATTATTCTAATTCCTATATGTGTATTTAGTTACAATAACAATAAATAACTGTACATAATGGAGGGCACCCATGCAAGGTATAGAAAAACTAGGCTTTCTCGAACGTTCATTGTTATTTGCGAAACTATCACAAGTAGCATATTGTAACTTCGATGAAGCAAAAGAGCAAGCAAAAAAATTAGGATTTACAACAACAGAGTTTTATGACAGAAACGGAGCTCAAGCATACCGCTTTATGAATAAGACTGATCTAGTAATTGCTTGCAGAGGAACACAACCCGCAGAGTTTAATGATATCAAGGCAGATCTAAAAGCCCTACCAGTTCTTGCAGAAACCATGAGTCGTGTACACAGAGGTTTCAAAGCAGAAGTTGATGAACTATGGCCAATGGTTGAAGAAGATGTTTTACGTAAAACAAATGTTACTAAGACACTTTGGTTCACCGGACATAGTTTAGGGGCGGCAATGGCTACTATAATGGCAAGTCGTTGCAGACATAATATCGACCTTAATGATCCAATAGAGCTTTACACATATGGATCACCTCGTGTAGGCTGGAAAGGATATTGTGATAGCCTATGTGTTGAACACCATAGATGGAGAAACAATAATGATATTGTTACTACAGTTCCTCCATCGTTTATGGGTTATAAGCATCATGGCACTAAACACTACATCAACGCCTATGGCAACGTTCGTAACTTAAATTCTTGGCAACGTATCAAAGATAAGTTCCGCGGTTTATGGATGGGACTTAAGGCTGGTAAGGTTGACTCATTTAGTGATCACAGCATTGACGAATACATCAAACACATTGAAACAGCGTTAGGAAAATAAACTACTAACGCTTTCTTCGTTTGATACTCTACGGATTGCTTCACCAAATAAAGGCGCGACACTAACCTGTCGTGTCTTTTTACAGTTCTTAGGACAACGATCGTTGATACTATCTGTAACTACTAACTCCTCTAACACACTCTTTTCAACCTTGTTACATGCTTCGCCTGACAATACACCATGTGTAATATAAGCACGAACTGACAATGCACCTGCGTCCATAATTGCTTTGGCCGCACTACATAATGTTCCGCCTGAGTCAACAATGTCGTCAACTAGAATAGCATGTTTGCCTTCAACATCACCAATCAGTGCCATTACTTCGCTCTTGCCTGCTTCAGGCCTACGCTTGTCTACAATAGCAATGTCTCCATGGAACATGTCTGCAAACTTACGAGCTCTAACAGCACCACCTGCATCTGGTGATACAAATACTGTTGGCTCTTCTGTGTTAACTTTATACTTGATGTCTTTAGCAAATACTTTACGGCTTGTTAAATCGTCCACTGGAATATCAAAGAAACCTTGTATCTGTCCTGCATGTAAATCCATTGTAAGGATTCTATCTGCGCCTGATGTTGTTAATAGGTTAGCAACTAGTTTTGCTGTAATAGGAGTACGACTTGCACTCTTACGATCTTGTCTAGCATAACCAAAGTAAGGAATAACAGCAGTAATACGACTAGCACTTGATCGTCTTGCCGCATCAATCATAATAAGCAATTCCATTAAACTATCATTTACAGGTGATGATGTACTTTGTATAATAAACACATCCTCGCCTCTAACGTTTTCTTCAAACTCGACGCTTGTTTCTCCGTCTGCAAATGTTGATATTGTAGCTGGTACCAGTCCAGCAAAACAGTGTTCTGCAATATCTTGTGCTAATGCCCTATTGCTATTACCTGCGATTATTTTCATCTTCAAACTGTGTCCTTTCCTTTGCGGATAGTTAATTTGTTAGTGTCTGTATAGTATATATACAAACGATTTAAAAGTCAAGAAAAAAGACGCCGAAACGTCTTTTTATTTTTGTTGTGGATTATAGTCCGTTTGGTAGAATAATATAATGTATCATAAGAACCAATGCTACCGAAGCACCAAGTCCAACCATCATCTTTCCAAAGTCCTTTGCCACTAGTGGAAACACACTCTTAGTTTTTTGCTTACCATAGTATGTAGCCATTGCTAGTTCACGTCCTGCAAGTAGACCAACAAATACCCAAGTTGTACTCATAGGAATATCGTTGAGCTCTTTGAAGAAGTACAAGCACAACCAGTAGAATAAGTCAATCAGTGTTGCTGATCTTACATATTTTGTATTATGCTTCTCTAGAACAATTTGTTGTATCTTACCACCTCGTTCTCTAAACATAAAGAACATACCTGCTACAAATACAAAACTGATTAGGAACATTAAGTCCACAGGAATTACACGTGGTAGGAATACAGCGATGTTTGCCATGTCATGACTAAGCCATGTCCACCACAAGCCACCAGTTGCTATCCATTGTGCAATGCGCCAAAACTTCTTGTTCTCTTCGCTTACTGGTTTCGTTTCGTCAAACCAACTGTTTGCATACTTTGTTATAGCAAACCATACCATGTATGCAAAACCTGCGGCTACACCGTAACCCATTATTGATTTCATAAGCATTTTCTCCAACACGAAAGTTGAAGCAAATACTGATAAGACCAAGAACGAAGTTGATACTGGTACACCTAAACGTGTTAGTGCAACAAGTATTGCAGGCGCGGCTGCATGATACCATTGTACTTCTTGCCAGGGTATCTTGTTAAGTCTTCCGTAACTGATGTCGCCACCATTTACACTCCAACCATACCATAAGGTTGCAAGTAACACCGCACTTGCTGCTCCCCATAAAGTTTTGTAGTTGAATCTCTCATTGTTTGATGCCATCCATGTACCGAGAGTCTGTACTGAGTCGTTGGCAATTACAGCGTATGCTGCGAATAGGAACCCTACGAGGCTCCATAAAGTGAGTGCTTCCATTTTTTATTACTCCTTGCTTGACGGCTTTACCCCGTCGCTCACAATCTAGTAAGCGAAATTGCTTACTATTTTTTAACTGTAACATCACCCAATGTTACTGTCAATCAAAAGTTATATCGAATTTCCGTTTCTAACTTTGATTTGGATATGCCTGTGTCTTTTGTTTCTAGTTTGCCTTTAAAAGTAAATTTATTTAATTTTACTTTGTAACCTGCTTCGTAACTATGGCCGTTTGTCATTGGTCCTAGTTCAAAGTAAAGGTTGTTTTTAGCCTTGTATCCAATACGTAGATGTTCTGTGTTCTTGTCAAACTTCCAATCTTTGTGTTGGTGTTCGTGCTTGTATTCAACATACGGTCCTGCATAGGCTGTAGTTGTTATAATGCACATTAGTATTGCTGTGATTATCGCTTTCATTTTTTTCTCCTTGCTTGATGGCTTTACCCCATCGCTCACAATAAATGAGAACACCTGTTCCCATTGCTTTTATTTAACGAATATATGATTACAAACAGATTACAGTTGTCCAACATATGCAAACTTTGCATAACGGCAATGCAAAATTAACACTAGTAATCCTTGCAATATAGTGTTATTGTTATATAAATAGTAGCGAATAGGACAGTGATCCTGTACTATTTAGAGCGTCTTCAGCTCATAAAAAATGAAGGGCATTCCTATGCCATACAAAGGTGACGCCTAGCAAAGACCAGGGGTACGTGACAGACCTGCTATCACACACATATACACATAAAGGAGAGTCATTGTGACTACATTGATAATGGCGGCCGACACAATCGGTCTGACTGGCTTGGCAAGCTGGTTTAAAAAAATTAAAGCCAAACTCGCTTACAGAGCCCAGGTAAGACAAACAATCAAAGATCTTTCATCACTATCAGATTATGAGTTAAATGACATAGGCATTGCTCGCGGTGACATCCGTAACATTGCATATGGCGACAGCACTCTTAACCGTTCTGTTAATCATAATTTAAAAGGGTGGGTATAATGGAAGTTGTAGGAAATACACCAGTCAAAATTCGTAACCCTTTACCACTTGTATACAAGTTTTTTACATGTATTATAGTAGGTATGATTGCTTTGGGCGAGTCAGCAGGTAGAGCAAGAGCTGCATCTGAACTATCTCGTATGGGATATCATAAAGAAGCAAAGGCTTTGATGCTACAGAAAGACAACAAAGATGTTTAGAAAGTTTCTAAAAGCAATGGAGTACAGAAGTTACTGTATGGCAATTCGTGAATTAAGAAACAAAGGCTACTATAAAAAAGCTGACGAAATATCTGAGTTCAAACATAAAATGTACGAGACGTTCTAACCGAACTAAGTACAGTATGAAACCAAATGGTAACTTTAATCTAACAGTAAAAGATGTAGAGCATATTGAACGTGCTCTACATTTACTTCAAACATCATTTGACAATGATGCAGACAAGAAAGAAATAGTCAATCTATTGGCTAAGTTGTACCATCAAAAGAATTGGTACAGACCTAAAAAAAATTATGTTAGTGGTTGACAAGCACTAAATAATACGTTATTATTAATAACACTACACACATACACAGAGGAGAATAATATGACTGTAGAAACCAAGTATGGTGAAGCACTTATGAAACAAACGCAAGAAATTGCAGAAATGTTTAAAGCCGCAATGCCACAGATCAAAACTAATAAGAATGGATACGAGATTCGTACCAAAGTTTTAGAAATGGCGCAATCCAACGTATGGCAAGATTACCATGCTAAATGGGGTGCGTTTGAAACTACTGTTGCTAAAGACGGCGACGAAGTAGTAACAAAGGTAGAAATGCCTGAAGTACCAGGAGTAGATACTGTCCTAGATGCTGCTGAAAAGTTCTATAACTTTGTCAATAATAATAAGTAAAGTTTACTAACGGACGAGTAAAGAATAAAGGAGCATAGCTCTTATAAAGGATTAAACAACGAAGCAACCCCGGGTTAGGAAACTAGCTCGGGGTTAATCTTATATTTTGTCTGGTCTTTTTGTGGGTTCAACAATAATATGCCCGTCATCATCTGCAAACTCATTGTCATACATGAACTGGTCGTGACGTTCACCTACTACCATCCACGAAATTGTGTCTGTGCAAGTGTTGTCTTGCGCTTCAATAGAAATTGTATTTCCTGAAACTGTACCTCGTACAGCCGTCCAGCCTGTTTCATTTGACGTGAAACATTGCACATCTCTATTAAGAAGCACAAAAGTTCCTTCTGTCATTCCTGCAACAGTATCAATATTTACTGTTGCTGTGCCGGCAACTAAATCAATTTTACCACGATATAAGTTGTCTGCTTGCGGCCCTTCTATAAAGGAGTGAACTAAATCGTGCGTTGCTGTTTTTGATGCAACAGGGTGAGGTATTCTAAAAGTGCCGCCGCCTTTAGAAAGCTGACCTCGGATTGTTACATTGCCATTCTCAGCAATAATCATATTATTAAAGGCATCGTTGCTGTTATTGAACCTGTATCCATTAGCAGCTGTGCATATAAAGTATGCATCGTTACCATCTAACTTCATTATGTCTGGAAATGCAACAATGGCTGAGTCCAAAGTAATGTTGCCGCTGGAGTCTATGGTTATACGTTCTGTTCCAGCGTGTATAAAACTAGTTTTAAGAGCATCACCACGATGTACTAGTTCAAAAGATGTAGCTACTCCTGGTGTTCCTGTATTGTTGCGGCCAGTAAGTTTTAAATGTGCAGAAGAATCGTTATTTCCATTCTGTATTTCTAAACCTATTTGATTAGTAGAGCCAGATACTGCTGTAAATGTAGGATTAGTTGCTCCGATACCAACGTTGCCGTCTTCGTCTATGGTCATTTGGTTAGTTAGTACATCATCTTTTCTTGTGTAAAAATCTAATTGGCCATTGAAGTTTGTTGATGCACTGTTTGTGTACCAATCATTAGTTCCATTGGCTCCTTTTCTTCCAACTACCTTTGCCGCTACTCTATTACTTTCGACTCCGGCTTCAACTGAAGGTAGGTCAAAGGTTAGTGCGATCGCATGCTCAAAGCCTGTTGAATTATTAAAAACAGTCTGTCCGTGGCTTAATCTTAGCCCTTCAACTTCAGCATCGCCGCCGCTTTTCTTAACATGTATCATGCCATCTGATACAAGTCCATTTACTGTTATTAATTGATTCTCAAGTCCTCTTAGTGTAAGAGCTTTGTTAATTTCTTCTCTAAGATCTATTTGGGGTCTTGTTACTTTAATTGCCATATTATCCCTCTGCTACCATTCCGTCTATTGCTGTTATATTTGTTCCAACAGCGTCTGTAGAATTATTTACTCTTACAAGTCCTTGGAACTCACTTCTTCCGGAACTTGTACCAGCATGTACTCTTTCAGTAATTGAGTCATAAGCAAGTCCTGATATTCTTTCTTTGTTACTTGATGTATCGTCCCAATATAATGTTGCTTTTGCATTTGGTTCAAATAATTTCTTTTCATCATTAAATATTTTTGCTATTTCATTTGCTGTTGCTTTTTTACTACTAACTTTTAACAATGCAAGTTCACCTAACCATGGATACGATACTGTACCTGTATTATTAATGTATGCACCTATTCTTGTGTGGTTGTCTGGATGGCTTACATCGTCAGGGCCGCCTGCGGCTGTTCTTATTAATTGACCATCAATGTACAGTTGTAGTTCGTCATCGTCTCTTACACATGCAAAATGTTGCCATGCATCTGCGTTCATTGGATCGCCACTGAGTGTTGTCATAGTACCGCCAGTGTAGAAGTAAAATGTTTCATCAGTGTTTACACCAATTTCAATTGTGTTATCATTGCTTGCATATCTACGTCTATGGAATAATGTTTGAACGGCTGTACTTGCTACTGGTTTGATCCAACCTTGTATTGTAAAGTTGCCTGTACCAAGATCTAAGTCATCGTTATACGGTGCTTCCATATAGTTGCTTGTGCTAAACGGTCCGTAACTTACTAAGTCAGTACCTGTGTTACATGCTTGCTTAGGTATTGTACCGTAAACAGGAATTGATTGGAAATTACCTGATCTATCATCTTCTGCAAGCATAACACTTACGTCATCAAAGTCTGCTGTAATAGATGCACCACCTGTAGCCGCTAGTTCAATTCTTGATGTTGTGCCTGTTGCAACAAACGAGCCTGTTAGTACATCTGCTGTAGCAGCTGCTGTTGACTTTGTTTCACCACCCGGATGATAGATGCTTGCATATTGGTTGTTGGTTGCAAGTACCTTTGCTCTTACCATGTAGGTTGCGCCAACTACTGTTGTAATATCTTGATAACATTGATTTGCACTTGAACCACTGTTTCTATCTACTCTTATGTATCCGCCTTGGTCTGTAATTATACTTGTACCGTTTGTACTCCAACCTGTTGTTCCGCCACTAAAGTCACCATTTGTAATAAGTTCTCCTGAACCTACAACGTCAGTGTCATCACTATCACTCATAATTACTAATTTAGTTTGACGCTGTTGCCAACCTGTGTTGTGATCTGTTTGTATATGAGCATGCAAAGTTACTTGTGCATCTGTATCAGTGAAATCAAATAGTACCAATCCATCTAATCTTGTGCCAGCAGCTGGTCCTGCTAAGAAGTTAAATGCTGAAGCGTTTACATGACCTACTTTAATCTCTCCAGCTTCGTTGGTGGTGGTTATTGCATATCCGCCTGTTGTAAGATTATCAGTAGCATTGTCCCAAGTCCAGTCAGCTGTTATAACACTTGGATCAATAACATAAGTATCTCTAAAACTTAGATAGGTATCCCAACTATCACCTGCATACCATAAGTCTCCGTTAGGTGTAATAGTAATATGTCCTACATAACTGTATGCAGAACCTGTTGTACTTGTTCCATCATGTACTGTTGCTCTATCAGACATTATAACTGATAGGCCTCCTGCTGTGCCTACAAATATAGTTGGGTCTTGCAATCCTGTTCTTGGATTAACAGGAGTATCAGATAACACTTTTGCTGTTACACATATAGCCGTGTTGTCTGCTATTCTAAGAACGCCTCTAGCACCTTGGCTGTCTATTCGTTCACTGTTGCGACTAGCAATACCTTCTGCTGTGTAGTGATATCCAGCTTCTATCATATCGCCACTGTCTCTAACAAAATCCATTATGCCAAAACGCAATCCGTCTGTTCCACCACAGGTATACATTTGTCCGTTCATAGCAAAAATATCGACTACAGTTTGTCCGCCTGATACATGTTTCATCCACATAGTGTTATCAATATTAAACACCATCCACATAGCCATGTCAGGATGATCAGCATCATATATTGTTACTGTGTTTGCTGTGTTGTCTGCAACAATTAATGCTACCGCAGGAAAGTCTTTTCTACTTCCTCTTGTTGATGTGTTAAGTGCTTCATTATACCAACTAGTGCCTTGTACTCGTCTTCTCCAAGCGCCGCCATCTGAATCAAGTCTTGTGTCATACAAGAACATTGCCGACTCAGTTGTTGTAATATCTGTATCAATAGCACCTAGTGCTACATCACCTGTAACTTCTACGCCTTTGGCTGTTGTTTCTAGTTTCTTAGCATTGTCATAGAATATATCAAGCGAACCATTTACATTAAATGTAAGTCCATACTCAGCAAGAGTAGAACGTAAACTTATTTCATTGTTTGTTTGTAAAAATAAACTACCGGCTGTGCCTGCTTCAGTAATAAAACTGTCTGTTGCTGTTGTGTATATTTCTAAGTTGTCGTTGTAGTTTGATTTAATACCTTCGTTAAACTTTGCATCTACACTGAATACTGTTCCAGCATCTGTAAAGCTAACAATAGTTTGGTCTAGTGCAGATACCGCGCTAGTTCTTACCTTTAACTCTGCACCAACTGTGTTTACATCTACGTAAGAATCGCCAGTGGCATTAAATCTTAAATTGTTTTCTGCAAAACGTGATCCTGTTGTGCCTACTAGTATCTCTGAACCGTCTACATCTAGTGTGCCAACTATTGCAACATTACCATCAACGTCGATAGTAACGTCGGGTGTCATAGTATCTGAGCCGCTTAGAGCAAGTGCTGCTGTTCCACTTTGCACACCAATACGTGCTCTTGCTGTTGCTCCGTCAAAGAATCTAATCTGTGAATCTTCATTAGATCCACCTTTAATTTGTAGTCTACCTTTAGTACCACTACCAAAGTTAAACAAGTCGCCATCAGCATTAAAGTTACCTGTTACATTTACAGGCTTGTTCAGGTCCCAACTAGTTGTGCTGTGTACATATGTAATTGTAGCACTTGCTCCATCTACTGTAATACCTGCGCCGTTAGCCGCAGAACTACCTGCCGCTCCACTTGCTAGTGTAATGTTTATATCGTCTATGTCTAGTGTTGTAGAATTGATAGTTGTTTGTGTACCATCAACTTGTAGGTCACCAGCAATAACTACTTTACCTGTGTTGTCTCCGTGTGCCGCTGGATCAATAGTAAATGTAGCAGGGCCTCTTAGATACCCTGAGGTTTCAATATTACCTACGCTAATTGCTGTACTGGGCTGGAGTGCTGTATCTGCTAATAACCCTTGTGCAGATGTTGCGTAAGCTGTTGCGGCTGTTGTTGCGGCGGTACCTAACCCTAGTGTTGTTCTTGCCGCTGTTGCATCAGCGTCATCAACTAAGGTGCCACCAAATGTTGATATAGCAGAACTTGCCACAGCATCTGTAATGCCATAGCCTGCTAGTGTAGTAGGTGTTGTTGTTAGGTCTGCGTATGCAACACTTGTTAAGAACGTGCTAGTATCTGGAGGTGTATATGTAAACACACCTGTTGTGTTATCATAAGCAATAGCGCCATCGCCTGCGGCAGTACCTTCTGCACCTACGCTAAGTCCTGCTAGTTGAAGTGCATCTGTTATGCCATAGCCTGCTAGTGTAGTAGGTTTACTGTTTAAATCGTTGAAGTTGTAGGATATCGAATAGGCTAGTGATGTCCATGCCGTAATGCCATCACCGACTTTAAGTTTAAGTGTATCTGTTTCTACGCCAGGCTCACCTAGAGCTAATACTGTATCTGCCGCTGTCCAGTTAGCGGCAGTATCTCTGCGTAGTTGAATTTTTACTGCCATATATCTATCCTATTATCTAGTAGTATTTATGTTGCCCAAGGTCTGCCAGGCTTCAGTCCGCCTGTGTTAGCATTGTCAATAAGACTGTTGTCTGTGTCATACTTGGTAGGTAGTTGATTAATGTCTGCTGTGACATCTGCATAACGTCCCGGCTCAACTACATTTCGAGCTGCTCTGTCTGCGTTAGCCTGTGCAAGTTTTGCTTCTTGTCTTAGTTTCTTGTTTGCTAGTGTTGATATACCGTTAGCTGCCATTGTATGCTCCTGAGTCTTTTACTCTAATGTCTGCAGGATCTTTAGGACCATTATAGCCGCCGCCTGCATCTGTTGTTACTGAATCTATATCTGCTACTATTTCGTTTGGTGAGTTTGCCAGTGGTCCGTCAGATGGATTATCTAACATTGCAAATATCTGTTTGAACCTAGAGTTTTTCTCTCCTGGTTCATTTGGGATATCGTCTTTTTTAACTTCTTCTTCTCCGTCTAGTATATCTAGCACGGCTCTAATTAAATCTTTCGCTCGCATAGTAACTCCTGTATTATATTTATTCATAAATATGTTAACAATGATTAACAAAGAACCATTTAATAAAACTATACAAAAGCTGAAGGACACCGGCAAGTACCGTGTGTTTAATGATATTGTGCGAGAACGTGGCGAGTTCCCAGAAGCTATCTGGTACGGACCATACAATATTAAGAACATTGTAAACTGGTGCTCTAATGATTACTTAGGCATGGGTCAACACAAAGTTGTAATAGATGCTATGCACACCGCACTTGACCAGACAGGTAGTGGGTCTGGCGGTACTAGAAACATTGGTGGCACAAGCCATTATCATGTAGCATTAGAACACGAATTAGCAACTCTACATAACAAAGGTTCAGCTTTACTTTACACAAGTGCTTACGTTGCAAATGAATGGACACTTATTGCTCTAAGTAATATAGTAGAAGATATTGTATTTGTAAGCGACAGTAGTAATCATGCTAGTCTTATACAAGGCGTACGTCATAGCCAGGCTCCTAAAGTTATATGGGAGCATAACAATATGAATTCTTTAGAAGATGCTCTCGCAAAAGTTAAAGATATGAACCGCACTCCTTGTATTGTATTTGAAAGTGTATACTCTATGGACGGAGATATTAGTCCTATGGAGGAGATATTTGATCTTGCAGACAAGTATGATGCAATAACCTATATTGATGAAGTACATGCTGTAGGCCTATACGGTGACACAGGTGCAGGCTGGTTAGAGAAGCTAGGCTTACAGGATAGAGTAGACATTGTAAATGGCACACTAGGCAAAGCATTTGGTGTACAAGGTGGATACATTGCAGGAGATACAGATGTAGTTGATGCAATACGATCAGTAGCATCTGGCTTTATATTCACAACATCAACAAGCCCTGTTATATGTGCTGGTGCTATGGCTAGTATAAAGTATCTTAAAGATCATAATGAATTAAGAGATACACATCAATTAGCCGCACGTAAACTTAAAAAGAAATTAGAACGTGCAGGTATAGAAGTATTAGATGAAGCATGTACACACATTGTACCTGTAATGGTACGTGATGCTGTTAAATGTAAAGAATACAGTGATGAACTGTTAAATGAGTATGGCATATATATTCAGCCTATAAACTATCCTACTGTTGCTGTTGGTCAAGAACGATTACGCATAGCACCTACACCATTACATACTGATGCAATGATGAGCGAATTAGTTTCCGCCCTTGTGAATGTAATGAAATGAACGAACTGTTTTTCCTAGCCTTATTATTCAAACATGCAATAGCAGACTTAGCCTTACAAAATCAATTAAAGGGCATAAACAAATTAGACTATTGGGGCAATGGTCATAAACATTATATACATCACGGCTTATTAACTTCCTTAGTTAGTTTGTTGTTTGTAGACATATACCTTGCAATAGTAATTGGTATTGTAGACTATGTAGCTCATTGGAATATAGATTTTTTCAAACATCAAGTATGTAGATTATTCAAAGTAAAGGGTAAAGGAACAACTTGGTGGTGGATAACATCTATCGATCAAATACTTCACTATTCAACTTACTTCTTCTTAGTATCTTATTTCGCTATATAATATAGAACGGAAGGAGTTTATATGATTAAAAAATATCTATGGATGGGACTTGGTTTCCTATCACTAGGAATGGCCTACATTGGTGTAGTTGTTCCTGGAATCCCGTTCTCCATCTTTTTAGTGTTTGCGGCATATTGTTTTGCTAAGAGTAATAAGAAGATGCATGATTGGTTATACAATCACAAATACTTTGGACCGTTCCTCACTAACTGGACACAGAAAAGAGTTTTTCCAACCAAGGGCAAATACGCAATGATAATAGTAATGGCATCGTCGCTTATTTTCTTTTGGTTTACTACTTATAATGTGGCTGCTGTTGCGTGGACTGGGGGCTCAATGCTCTTAGTTGCAATATGGGCTTGGAGATATCCAGGATCAGTTGAAGAACATACAAAGAGAGAACAGCTAGGCAATAAAATTGGCTGGTTAAAGTAAAGAGTAGAGAACGCATGAAGCATGACATTTTTACAATACCGTTGTTTAAATATGAATATCGTGGAGACATGGATTCATTAGAAACTAACATACAAAAGTATGCTAGAAGTTCAAAAGGTATTGTAAGATCAAATGTTCACGGGTATCAAAGTTTGCCCAATTTGCATACACAAGAGTTTATGCATCCTTTTATGCGGTGGTTATGTGAAAGTTCTGATGAGGCCTTTAACGAATTAGGTCACATCAAACAACATATTAATGTTGAGGAGTGTTGGTTCAATATAAACAACACCCTCAACAGTCACAACCAAGTACACAACCACGGGGGTGTATTAAGTGGAGTATTTTATCTCAAAGCACCCGAAGGTGCAGGCAATTTACATATCATGAACATGGGTATGAATCAAATGTGGCCTGGACACAGTCAAGCAGACAAACCTAGTTCTGCTACTGCCGCACACTACACTATAAAGCCTAGAGCAGGAGATATGTATCTTTGGCCTAGTTATTTGTATCACAGTGTAGACAGTAATACAACAGACGTAGAACGTATTTCAATTAGTTTTAATCTAACTTAAAGATAAGCAAGCCAACTCTTATGGCGCACATCAAACCCTAGTTTCTTACGCTTGGCTACTAGCTCGTAGTAATCTGGCCTATATGGCTGAACAATAGGCTTCATGTGCAACTTATTACCCTTACGTGTATTACATGGCCCACAGGCCGCCACAATATTCTCCCAACTTGTGTTGCCACCAAGGCTCAAAGGTTTAACATGATCTAGGGTTAGGTTGGATTTAGTGTAAGGAGTGTTGCAGTATTGACAAGTGTATTCGTCGCGTATATAAAGATTGGCTTTGGAGAAACGTGGGTTTCGCCGTCGCCGCATAAAGTCTTTGAGTATGATAACACTAGGAACTCTAGTCTCCCATGACTCTGAACGCACTACCCAATCATCATACCAGTCCAACACGGTACACTTGTCCAACCACATGTATGTGATTGCTTCTTTCCATTGGACAGCTGATAAGGGTAAAAATGATATTGGTTGTGCGTCTGCGTTGAGTATTAGTACGTCACTCATAAACAAATGTTCCTCTTGCAATAAAAGTATTTATTGTGCGGGATACATTTCTTTACCAGTAGCGAGCATACAGGCCAGTTGACCGTTGTCAAACGAAAGACTAAAACTTTTACCACTGGGTTCTAACCATAGAGTAATTGTTCCTGCAAGTACCTGTCCTGTAATATGACGCACTTGGCCCTTACCTGATACTAACGGTAGTTCGCCATACTTCTTAATAACCTGTGCCATTGGCACTAGTTTATCGCATGGTGCTGTAAATGCAAAATTTACGTCATTGGGCGGTTGTTGAGCCGCTACGGCTGTAGTTATGCATATCCCTATCAAGGACATAAGCAAGGTTTTCATTGTTCTTCCTTTGCTGTGCAGACTTGCTTGTGATTGCCTAGAAGTAGGTGTTAATCATTTCTTGTCCACACAAATCAACACATAGATCCCATAATTGATCTGTGCCGCTTGTGTAAACTATTGCTGGAACAGCATCTAGTGTTAACCAACAGTTTTGTTCAAGTTCTGCTTCTAATTGACCCGGTGCCCAAGCACTCTTACCTGCAAGCATCATCCATTCTTTAGGTTCATTCATCATGCTCATCTTTTCTAACATGTGAGTGTCGCTACTGACTGAGAAGTACTTGTTTACAGGTACTGTGTTTTGACTGTACCATTCTCCTGAGTGGAGCATGGATATGTTGCGTTCGCCTACTGGGCCGCCATGGTGTAGTTTGTCATCAACGTGTCCTAAACTGTGTACACTGTTGTTTTCAAATAGTTTACCTATTGTTGTGGTTGGAGATGGTCTATTGATCACAAAGCCTTGCGATCCTGCTTTTGAATGGTCGTAAACAAATATAACCGTTTTACGAAACATATCACGGTCTAGTCTGGGAGTTGCTACAAGCAGTTTACCCTTGCAATTCAATTTAACTCCAGTCTGGTAGTGGTCCGCCATATTTCTTACCTTTTATTTTTTTTCCACCAACTTTAACTCTTTTGGTTTTTGATATCTTGTGACTCTTGTCTCCGTCACGCCTACGATAGCCCTGTGCCTTACAACTGGCTAGAGCACTTGCTCCGATAGCTGAGTCGGGTTTTGAGCTTTTGCATAGGCTACGAGTCGCGGCCCATTCACCTAAGTCTTCATCTGTTTCAAATAGTTCTTCTACACGCATGCAAGTATTTACCTGTATTTGTCTGCAGGCTCTTCGTATTGGTCTTGAGTCTGTTCACATAGTTTAAACGTAAGAGCCTTGCGTGGCCCTTGTGTCGTATTAATGTTTACCTCGCCTGTCTTTTCATGGAATTCAATTTTGGTTATTTGTGCTGGTTTGTTGTTGGGACCAACTAGAATTGTCTGTCCTAATTCAAGGTTCAGTGAAAGATTACGTAGTGTCATGGGATTCTCCTTCTGCATAATTATTTATCGGTTGACTTCTAGTCACAAAGAGCATATAATAAGCATATGAATAAGAGAATCACACTATTATTAGCTCTACTGCTTGTGCAAGGTTGTACAAGTGTTCCTGAGTATCTACAATTAGATAACTCACAAACCTATGGCTATCGCGACTACGATGTTTGTGTTCGCTGTGGAGAAGAGCCAGTGTTTATTAACATAGATCAAACCAAAGAGGACAATTGATGTTTACACCAGATGATATTGTAGCAGGAGAAACATGGGCCGCTCGTTTTCGTACAACACGTATGTTGGACAGCAACGGCAAGCCTGTGGCCAATCTTAAGATAGGTGCAACTGCCAAAGGACCAGGTGACTGGGAAAGCACAGGCATTATTGTCAAACGTGATGCAGAATCACGTAAACTTGAACTCATAGACATATTTGACCAGACTCGCCATGTGGTAGACTACGGTGATGTATGGGATATTGACAGAGCGGAGATACTAGAAGATGATTAACAATATATTTGTAGGATTTATCCTAGGTTGTGTGTTTGTGTACTATTACCCACAAGAAGGTGGTGTTGTGGTAGACTATGCAGTCGCAGCTGTGACAGCAACCGTTGAATTTGTTAGCAACACATTTGCAAAAATAGGTTGACAACACCCTCTACTGAGTGTATACTAGCTGTATAATGTATAAAACAAAAGAGGGTAACATGCCAAGAACAACCATATTAACCGATGTAGACGGAGTCGTACTGGACTGGGAAGAAGGCTTTTCAGTTTGGATGGAACACCACGGACACCTACTAGTAGACGGATATCAATTCATGTACAACATCGGTGAACGCTATGGCATGAGTGCTGAAGCAGGATCAAAGATGGTCAAACAGTTCAATGAAAGTGCAGCAATTGGCTTTCTACCTCCCCTGAGAGATGCACAACACTATGTTAAACTGCTACACGAGAAGTACAACATAGACTTCCTAGCTATTACTAGCCTAAGTTTAGATCCATATGCTCGAGAGCTTAGAGTGCGTAACCTACGCAAACTGTTTGGTACAGCATTTGTAGATGTTGTGTGCCTAGACACTGGTG